GGCGGCGGGGGAAGCTGTGGGGGTTAGATGTTGATGGAGGTTGTCATCATTGCGCGGTAGCGGGCTT